CCGTCTTCGAGTGTTACTCGTCGATGGTTGAAATCGATCCAGTAGATATCGCCGTTTACAGAAGACCAGCCAACAGCATCACCGAGTTCCGTCTTTTCAAGTCCCAAGAACTCGTAAAAGTCATTCAAAGGAATCGTACCTGCAAACATAAAATTACGATTCAAGTGATACTCTGCCTGAATAACTTTCTCAATGGTTGTCTCAAAGTATCGCTGAGAGAAACTGTCATAGAATGTGCGAATTACCTCAGGCTCCATACCCTCACCAAAGTCCAAAGACGAGTTAGTAAAGAATCCTGGTGTTGAAATAGAGACGTCCTTACACTTTTCGCTCATGATTGAGTCGACAATAGCGTTGTGGGTCTCTTCTCCATACAGTTCCTTCAGTTTGTCCTTATACTCCTTGTAGGAATTCTGGACGAGTGCATAGGCACTTGTGAGTGCTGCCTGCTGACGCCTATTCAAAGCGTTTGCACCCATAATGCAGGCGATTGTAGAAGCACCGATTGCAACAGCCGGAATATAACATTTCCATGCGGATGCAACAGCTTCTTGTTTGGTGTAGGCGTATGGATCACCGTCATGGTTTTTTCGGCTATCAGCGTGGATTTTAACCACAGCTTTTGGAGTAGCCTTAACCGCCACGACAGCAGTCACCACAACACCTACAGATGCTATACAAGATAGGGCTACAGGAGAATACTTCTTGATGTAAAGCCCCGACTTGTGCAGCACCGTTGAGATTGCTTGGTTCTTGCTCATGTTTCTTTTCTCCTTTCATGTTTTATTGCATAGCGTGCAAGAGGTCCAAAATATCAGAAGCCATATTACTGGCAGTCTGAAACATCTGGCGTGTTTTAGGGTTTACCCTTGAATATCGAGCCGTTGTCATCATGAATTCGTGTGTCAATTCACAGAATTCCTTTACAGACCCGTTCGTACGAGGGTAAATGTGTTCGGCGATATAATCTAAGAGCTCGTCGACAGCCCATTGCGAGTAACTCGCTTTTTTGAATTCATCGGACCACTTTCCAAACAACGGCGGGTACCATAGGTCCATTTGGTACATGTCGCAAAGAATAAGTCTAAGCTGTTCGATGCTCATGGTTTCTCCTTTCGTTAAAATAAAAAGTAAGAGAGACTGTATCGGACTCGAACCGATGACCTCCGCGGAAGTGTGGCGCTCTACCAACTGAGCTAACCCGTCTCTCATAAAGAGACTTGTAAATTTCGCGCGGCAAAAAGAAAAGAGCCGTTGTTAGCGGCTCTAATCCTTATAAACCAATACTCGCAAGAATTTTCATGAGTTCTTCCTTACTGAGTTCGGCATCTACATCCAAGTGGACATGTGTTTTTCCATCGGTGACTGTAGCATTAACCTCATTAAGCTTGAGTTCTACATCGTACCCAAGTTTCTTTCGGATTACCATACTCACCAACTTAGAAATAATGCCCGTAGTGAATTTAGATCCAATCTTCATTTCGTCCATGCTCCTTTAGCTCCTTTCAAGTTGTTTCTATAAAGGACAATGTAATTTTGGCGAAAAAGAAAAGAGCCGTTGTTAGCGGCCCCAATCTCAGTAAATCCAATTCTCTTTTGCAAAGAACAGCGGAATTGCAAACATGGCCATAAATACCAATGCCGTAGCATCATTCTCTAACGGTATTCCTACATAACCGCAAGCCAATAACACAATAGCAGATAGTTTGTTTTTCCAAGTTTTCATATTCGTATCTCCCTTCAAATTTCTTTGGTTTTTCATAAAGGGCGATGCGATTTTTGCGGTTAAATATTACGCCTGTCAAATACTGTTTCCCAGCGTTCTCGCTTGATAGGTTTCATCTTGAGTGCCCACATTATTTGCCTGACAGTTACAGTAGGGTAGAGTCCGTCCGTACAAGCTCCGGCACGATTATTGAAGTATTCTTTGAAATCTGGATGTAAATATAAAGCATCAGTAATCCAAGGATCAACCTCGCTCCACCATGTACTTTTTGTATCTTGGTCAAAACGCTGCTGAATCACAGCAAGTCCCTTATCTTCAATTAAATATAAAGTACAGCTATCATACACAGGATGCTCACAGACATATCTGGTGCCATACATTGAGAGATAGATTGCGGGTTTGTCGAAATGATAACGCATATATACCACCTATAAAAAAGAAAAGAGAAAGAGCCCTCGTCAGGACTCCTTCCCCTTGCTAATAATCTTATTTAGTTTTCGCAGATATCTTCTTTAGACGGATACAGGGCTTCATATGCCTCGTCATTCTCAAATCCATAATGTTCCAAATCTACGGAATGACCGCATACGGGACAGATCAATACTTCTTCCCATTCGTCCTCAAATTCCATGAGGGTCCCGCATTCACTACAAACATACCGTCCTGTAAGTAAAGCGTCTCTCTGCGCATCGTTAAAAAAGCTCATTGCAAATTACCTCCTTGATGATTGTGTGGCACTTTAAGTATACTCACCACTACTAATTTATCAAGAGATAAAAAGCACTTTTACATCTCTCACAATAGAGATTGTAATTTTCGCAGGGTAAAAACGAAGAGACCATGCGTTTAACACGATCTCTCCGCTTAGGAACCGGCCTATTACTTAGTCGGTTTGAATCGACTGAATAAACCTCTGAATGTCTGAGAAGTATAAGTTCCGTCTTTCTCAAACTTAAAGCCTCTATTCATCCAGACGCCATAGAACATCAGCGGCAATATCAATTCAGCGGCAGCAATACCGAGTCTGAAGTAACGATCCTTAACAGCTTCGTCCATCTGATTACGCTTGATGTCGATTTCCGTGTTACGGGATTCCTCTTTCTCATAGTAATCCATGGAAGATTTGTCTTCTTCGATCTTCAGCTTGTACAGCTTAGCCAAACTTTCCACTGCTGCGGAATGTTGCTGACTTCCAGCTTCGAGAGAACTCAAGTTTTCAATTTCGGCCTTGATTTCTTCCTCCAACAATTCTTTAATTTCTTCGCCCATATTCGTTTTCTCCTTTCGTTATATTCTGGGTTCCATAAAAGGAAGTGTTATTTGTGCGGAATAAAATCTTCAGCTCGTACTTTCAGCACAACAAACTTCTTTTTAAGAATCGTACTTACGCTCTTCGTCAGCTCCAAAAAGAGATAAGGATCATCTTCCGGAATAGATTGATCGACTCGCAGGCTGCCTACACTAAAAGCACTAAACACAAGACAAGTAACAACTGCTCCGATAACGATGCCTATAGCAATACCAACTACGATTTCCATAAGTGGACCTCCTTTCTAAAATGTTTTTCAAAAATTTCAACCCGGGAATTTTTCCAAATACAAATTTAACATTATTTTTGGTCACCTTCGTCCGGATTTTAATCTAGGTTAGAAATATAAAAAGAAAGAGCCCGTGTTAAGGACTCCTTCTCCAAAATATAACTTGTTTTTTCTGCGAACCTATTTACGCTCATTACTAAGTAACCAAAAGAATCGTCTGTACAATTCGTAGTAAGTATCCTTACAACAAGGAATATCAGTTCTCGCTTTAAGATGATCGTAAGAGATACCTTCAGTAATTGCCTTGAGAATATAACAGGCAAGGTGCTCGTCAGTTTCTTTCGCTACTCGCTCAATCAAGCCCATACGATCTGCATAGTACAGACGCTCCTCAAGATGCTTTGTAACAGGGTCAGTAAATGCATTGGTTTTTGCTGGTGGAACTGGCTGCGGCCATCCGCTTGGATAACTTATTAAAGAATTGTACTTACGCCTCCATATAGGATACTGAAGACAGAAGTGCTTAAGCTCGTAATAACGATGCTTGTCTATCCAATAGCAATTCTTAGGCGATAACTCTGGTCTAATTGTTGTACTCATACTCGCTCGCCCCTCCATATAAAGCCTGTTTCCTCCCACAAGAGTTTGGGCGAAATATAAAAGTTGATGCGTCCGTACTTGGAGTTCATTTCTTCGATTTTGGTGACTAATTTACCGTTTCTTGTGGCTTTGCCGATAGGTAACCATCCAGATACTATACCGGCTCTTATCCAGGATGCGTCCTTTCCGTAAACTCGTGCTGCTACAGCTACAGGTACAGATCCTGCTGCAAATGTTATTTCATTCATTGGCTGTTGCCTCCTTTCAACCGCTATTCTAGGTTAGAAACGGCTTCCAGTAAAAACAACCTCGGTGGAAAGAGGCGCCAACGAAACATAGTCATCTCGCATGGATAATCTTCAAAGCCCAGAGTTTCACAAGTAATCAAACCCTCGATAACTCCAATGATGATGTCAGCTTCGTATTGTTTAAAGGGAAATATAAAGTCAGGCAATTCTCGGTGCATGGACCCACATTGCTTGCATCGAAAACGCCTGATGTTCACTTTAGTCTTCCGACCGTATTTCGTCCTTACAATTCTTTTGACGCTATCGTAGTATTTAAGTTCACCACCACACTTAGGGCAGGTTGATTCGTTATTACTAATCATATTTCATCTCTTTTCGCTTAATTAAAAAAGTTGGTGTAGGAGTTGACAATTCCTACATAATGATATATGATTACTAATAGCAAATCAATAGGAAGGTGATAAACAATGCTTATGAAATGTCCCGAATGTGAATTACAGGTAAGTGATAAAGCTATAACCTGTCCGCATTGTGGTTTTCCATTGCAGCCAAATATAAAACCGAGAAAACCTCGAAATAAGAACAATAAACGCCGTAGACTACCAAATGGTTTCGGACAGATCAGCGAGATTAAGAATAGGAATCTTCGTAATCCTTTCAGAGCCATGGTTAGCGTGGGTAAGGACGCGAACGGACGACCTATTTGTAAACCGCTTAAACCGGAGTCGTATTTTCCTACCTACAATGACGCTTACGCTGCACTCGTAGAATATAACAAGAATCCGTATGATTTGGAGCCGTCTATCACAGTCAAAGAGCTGTATGATAAATGGTTGCCGGAATACGAGCAAACTGTAAAGAGTACCAGAGCGATTGAATCGGCATGGTCTTATTGTACGGCTGTATACGATATGCGAGTTAAAGACTTAAGAGCTCGTCATGTGAAAGGTTGTATGGAAGAAGGTACTTCAACCTACAGAGGTGAAACTCGTACACCAACTGCATCGATGAAGAACCAGATCAAGTCATTGTTTAACATGATGCTGGACTACGCACTCGAATATGAACTTGTAGATCGCAATTATTCTCGCACATTCAATCTCAGTGATGAAACAATAAAAGAGATTGTGACAGTCAAGCAGGAGCACATACCTTTTACCGATGAAGAGATGGACTTGCTTTGGCAGCATGTAGATGATAAAATGATGGTTGATGTCTTACTCGTTCAATGTTACTCGGGTTGGCGTCCACAAGAAATTGGTTTGCTTGAATTAAAAGATGTAGACTTAGAAAACTGGACCTTTAGCGGTGGCATGAAGACTGATGCAGGTACTGGAAGAGTTGTACCTATTCATTCTCGTATAAGACATCTTGTTGAGCGTAAATATAAAGAAGCACAGGAACTTGGTAGTATATACTTGTTCAACTATGTAAATCCGAATGCTCGACTCAAGAGTACGGCTTTAACTTACGCTCGTTATCAAAAGTGTTTTGGAATGATTAGAGATGAGTTGAAACTTAATCCAGATCATAGACCTCACGATGGTCGTAAACACTTTGTTACGATGGCTAAGAAATATAAACTTGACGAGTATGCTATCAAGTACATGGTAGGTCATAAGATCTCAGATATCACCGAAAAGGTCTATACACAGCGAGAATTCGAGTGGCTGAAGACCGAAATGGAAAAAATAAGATAGCTTGTATTATAAAAGAAAAAGCCTCCTCAAAGAAGGAGCATCCGAAGACACTCCCGCAGTGAAGAGGCTTTCTTATTTTGTAGGAATATAGGTGTAGAAGTAGTATAGAAATAATGCACGAGTTACCTACATTTCTCTACTTGTAACTACTTCTTGTTACCTCGAAAAGCCTGTAATTAAAGGGTTTTAACAGCAGGCAACTTGAGGTATGTTTCTATAATAGAAGCAAAATATCCCGTATTTACAGGCTTTTTTAGCCAAAGTGTAGGAATAATGCAGAAGTAATCTACATTTTATTGCTTCTAATGTCATCGAATAGCATATACGACTTTGCCAATCACAGTGTCACCGTTACTGTCTTCGATGGTTGCGCCGTCAGAGTCTTCTACATTCTTATAGATGCAGTATTCGTCGGCCAACACATCAAAACGGTTTTGCAACTCTGAAAATTTCTGGTCAGTATATGCCTTTGACTGTTGAGCGACCACCTTCATTCCTTCAAGAGATACCATCTTGTTGTCAGCCATTCGATTTATGCTCCTTTGAAAGAATTAGGGAGGGATATTTCACCCTCCCGTGTTAGGTCGAAGAATCTGCTTAAGCACCGAATACTTCAGTGCACATAGCCGTCACTTCGTCGTTAGTGGCAACCAGACCATCAACATAGTCCTTAGCGTTCTGCTCAGCAGCATCCCAAGCAGCGACCTTCTCAGCGGTAATACCGTCCAGAACAGTCTTGTTGGAGTGGCTGTGGTTACCCTCAGCAGCGGCGTTAACCTTCTCCTTCAGAGCAGAAGACAGGTTGTCCTCACCAACTTCATCCAGCTCGGCCAGGGCGCCAGTAGGCACCTTGATGTCGACAGCCTTGTCAGTAACAGTCTGCTCAACACCGTTAACCTTGATCTTTTCGATCACGTTAACCTGAGCACCCTCGGCAATACCTGCCAGCTTAGTGCCCTCAGCGTTAGTCATCAGACGAGAACCGTCAACCTTGTCGACCTTCTTAGCCAGCTCAGCGTTGACATCAGCAGTCTTAGCATAGTCTGCGATGCCCAGAGCAGCGATCATAGCCTCAACATAAGCTACAACAGTAGCGTACTCGCTGTCGCCGCCAATACCTGCCAGGATAGCGTCCAGACGAGTGATGTCGTTGGCCATCTTAGTGGCACCAGTAGTGTCACTCATAATCCAGTCGGCAATCTCCTTCAGAGTGTCGTAGTTAGCGTCAGCACCAGCGACGATCTTAGCGACCTCTTCAGCAGAGATAGCACGAACAGACTTGCCGGTATCCTCACCGACCAGAGTAGTAACGACAGAGCCGTCAGCCTTGCCGTCGATCAGAGCCTTCAGCGCAGCAGCCAGATCGTCATAAGCGACCTCGCTCTTGCCTGCCAGACTGCCCAGTCCATCGATCTGACCGTCGATGTAAGTCTTAGCTGCCTGAAGAGCAACCTTCAACTGTTCCAGGGTTGTGATCTTAATAGTATCTGCCATAATACATTCCTCCTTGGAATAAAATATATTTGCCACAGCGTTTTGGCGCTGCTGTGACCGATAAGAAAGTTACGCCCTAATTTAGGGCAAAAAAATTAGCCGAAAATATCCGTAAGGACATCTTCAAGCTCTTCGTCAGTAGCGATATCGTCTTCGTCGTAGACAGGAGTATCCTCAGTCTCAGGCATATCAGCTTCACCTCCGAATACATCATCAATAAGGTTGTCGATATCCTCGTCCGTAGCCATAGACGAACCAGGAGGCATCGTACCACCTTGAGATGGCTCAACTACAATGTCATGTGTGAGCAGTTTACCCGCTGTTGCTAATACAATTTGTTCCTCTCCCGGAATAATGGTGTATTCACCTTCATATTCATCGTGAGAGCAAAGTGTATACGGCGGAATAGAAAGTTTACCTTTTAAGGTAGGCACAGGTACAATTTGACCTTTTACAGACCCGATAGCACAGTAACTACCCATGCTTAATCAACCTCTTCAGTAAGCTTAAAGACCGCTTTCGCAACGATGGTGTCAACTCGACCGTCAGCACGAGTAAGCTGAATATCATAGACATACTTGCCAAAATTCAGTCTCTTCGTGTCTTCAGGCTGAAGAACCAACATCATTGTGGATATAGGAATATCCTTGACAATCAACGGCGCGGCATCGCTGTAATTTTCCTTCAATGCAAATCGGAGAGTATCTCCTTCGCAAGGAGTAAACTGGATACCGTCTTTGGTTGCAGCTGAGACCAGAGCCTCGAAAGTATCACCTCGGGTCAAAGTGATAGTTGTACCGGTAACGTTGTAACTCATATGATCTCACCTCCGTTAGATCTTCTTCATTCAACGATCCTCCTTATTTTTCTGTATAAGTAGATTTGTGAATGGGTAATTTGTTAACTTCGGTCATGATTCTTTTAGCGGAGCCATTACCACCAAGCTTCTCGTAAGGCTTGTACAAGTATTCATACAGATTCTCGTACTCGTCTTGTGTGATATAGCCTCGCTCAATGTACTGCATACCGAGGTACACAATACGATCATGAGCCAGTCCAATGAGCATTTGTGTTTCTACATTTGTTTGCTTGTTTTCAGCAGCCTTACGTTCGGCTCTCTTCTGAAGAAATGCCCAAAATCCAGAAGAAGCCAGAACAGCACAAATGATTGTGACTACTGATTGAATCCAGGGTTCCATGGGTTTTACCTCCTTTATAAACATTTTTTGGCGTTGTCAGTTATAATCATCTTCTTGTTGAGAATGGTGATAGACTTATCGAACAATTCCTCGTAAAGCGTGATTAAATTGACTCGTTGCTGCTTAGAAAGGAGTTTGTAGAAACTTCCCATCCAGCCCTTAAACGCATTTTCCACGTTTTCATATGGTATCTCGCCATTTTGAACTTTAATGGCAAGCTTCTTCAATTTTCTTCTCAACGCCGTTACTCGCTCAGGATTGATACGCTTTATGACCTTGCCCGAGCTAGTCAAAGAATATTTAATTTGCAGATACTTGTATGTACTGCTTATCTTGACGATTCTGGTTTTCTTGTCATTGATATGGATTCCTAATTCGGTTGCAATCGCTCGAATATTCTCCAAGAGATCAAGCAGTTCCTCCTTAGACGGTGACATAATGTACCAGTCATCCATATAACGCCCATAGTATTTTTGGCCTCTAACATACTTGATGTAGGTGTCAATTCTATGAGGGTAATAGATACCAATGATTTATGCTAACTGGTCGCCAACATTGATGGATTTCTCCATAATCTTTTCGCCGGTACGAAATTCCTTGGGTATCAAACGATACTCCAATTTATTGAATGTGTCAGTCATGCAAGTCGCATATTCTTCATCGGACATATAGGACACATCAATCTTGAAACCGTCGAATATCAGTGTTAATAACCAGTCTATGAATTCATCATCGTCAAACAACTTGAGAAGTTCTCGCTTGGCAATTTCGTGAATGATGTTGTCATAGAACTTCGTAAAATCGCCGAACAAGATATAACCGTTATTTCCATGCTCGGCATAATACTTGTGTAGATGTACTTCGAATCGTTTACGAGAGTGAGAAATTCCTCGACCTTTAATCGAGGCTCCGTTATCATAAATGATTTTTCTCTTTACGGCTGGAAGAAGCACCTCGTCACACAAGACATGACGAACAATACGGTCTTTTGTTTTATAACTTGTGATAGGTCTTACTCGGCCTCTTTCGGACAGAGTGAACTCGTCGACCGGACTATTTTGAAGAGTTCGATTAACAAGATCTTCTTGTATGGAAAGGATATATCTCAAGAAATTCATCATAAATTTCTGAGTTGACTCTTTCCATTTGCTGCCCTTTACAGAAGCTTTGTAAGCCCTATACAAGTTATTGGCATCACAAACGATTTCTTCATAAGTCATAACCTATTCACCGTTCTAGCAATACTTACCGTAGTAAATTACATTTGGCTTTGTTATTTATCCTTGCGGAACGGACAACATCTCCTTCTCTGTTGGTTAATCAGAGAATCCGGACGAACCCCGTTAGAGTTCGACGCGTTGTTGTAGTTCGTATTGCCATTGTTGTTCACATTAGCGAAATTCGCCGCAGACAGCGCATAATCAGATGTTGCCCTGTAAATGTGACTTAATCTTGTTATCGCGTTGACGCCATTTCTTTATCAAATCGATTTCTCGATCGATAGCTTTTACATACCTGCCGTAAAGATTGATATCAACATCAAAAATCTCTACAACACGCTGAAGCTCCTTGATAAGCTGCTCGCAATTAACAATCGCATTGTTCTGATACTCACGACGACGCTCATACTCGGCCATAGAAGTGGGATACAGAGAATTTGCAGCCCTAACATTGCTTGTAAGCTGAGAAGCCAGTTGGTCAACTCTGCTTTTGAAGTTGTGCATCAGATAACGGTGCTTAGCATATTCGTCCTCTTCAACACTATAAGCAAAGCGAGTTCTTACAAATTGCTCTATATCCCTAACTCCGAAATTCCTCTGTATTAAGTCAATAAGCATATCATGCAGCTCAACAGAATGGATTATCGCCTCGAATTTGGATTCAGTTCGTTTGCTTACTAATACACTCATTAGTAAGCCTGTCCGGTGATCTCCGTATACTCTTCTTCGGTGATCCATCCCATTACGACAGCATTACGAACGCGTGTCTCATTCCACATGCCCATGTCGTACCAACGCTTTACTTTGTTGTAATTCTTGCTATGTTCCATGGTGATCCTCCTTCTTACAGTTCTACGCCAGCCATCATTGCAACATACTCAATGTCAGACTGCATTTTGATCTGAGCGAGTTCCTTTTCGGAAATATCTCTGAGTACGAACCAATATTCACCAGCGGCATTCTTAGTAACCTGAACGAGTTCCATGTTTTCATGAATCTCATCGGTTTCGCCATCATTGATGATGACAGGAGAACAATTACCGTCGAAAACTGCGGCATCAACCGGAGACAGAGAGATGAAGTTGTTACCATTCATCTTCAGCCCATCGATCACAGTATCATCGGCAAGTGTTACTTTATAGATCTTTTCATCCATAACGGAATCCTCACTTTCTTTGAATTGAATTATGTCTGGAAATTAAACCGAGGGGCACAAGGCCCCCAGATTATGCTTAACCAACAGCGAAAACCGGACGAACCCCGCCAGAGTCCGACGCGCGGAGGTAGCCCGCACTGCCATAGTCGTGCACACGAGCGAAATGCGCCGCAGACACGACATCTCTCAGCCAGAACCACTGACGGTTGTGAATGAACTTAGGTACCAGCTTGAACAGAGCAAGCTGAGACTTGTTGATGGTGTATCTCGTAGGAATAAAGCTACCGTCGCCAGCAGGAGCAAAGACATGGCTGCCATACATCATGATTTCGTTAGGCAGCTCAACCGTAGAGTCATACCAAGCACCGGCAGACGGATAACCGTTCGTAACGGCATTAGTCAGATACTCGCGGTGAGTCAGAACCATATCGCCAAAAGCACTGGTAATCGTGGTCTTAGCCTGTTCCAGATTAGTGGTATACATCAGAGAGCCAACATAACCGCCATCAGTAATGTTAGTTTCATTCATCTGTGCAGTATACAGATTAGTATCAGGCATAATTACCAGATGAGGAGTAGTGAAATCAGTATCGCCACAACGCAGCCAATAGTTGATATCAACGATTCTCCAGTTAACACCACCGATAGTCCAGTAGTCACCCACATACAGATCATCGAAGGTGCCAGCCTTAATAGCTGCCTTCTGTGCAGCAGTGACGGAAGAACCCAGGCTCTTTCCTCTGAAGATGTTACGATGCATTTCAGGAGCCAGTTCGCCCTTGATTACATCCATAAGGTTGTCAGCAGGCAAAATATTGAGCAATGCCTGTGCCAGATCGGATGCCAAAATACCCTTCGTGCCATCAGCGCCATCAAGAATGAACACATTTTCATTGACAAGCGAAGTTACTTTGCCATAGTCTGTGATTTTCATAGAATTTATCCTCCTTTTATTTTGTTACAAAGATTACTTGGGTCTCAATGTTGTCCCCATTACTGTCCTGAATGGTATCTGCATCGGAATCAAGCAGGTTATGATAAACCTTAAATTCCGTAGCCAAAATACCAAAGTTCTCTTCCAGTTTGAGGACTCTTTGAGCAAGATTAGCAGCTACATCGCCATCGAGAACAGCCTGAATCTGAGACCACCAATAATCGAAATCGGCTTGACGATCTCTCATCCAGTCCTCCATAGCTCCAGTAGCGGTAGCTGTTTGAACAGTGAACCAATCATTCCACTGTTTCTTCCACTCGTCCGCAGTAAGCTGCATATCCAAAGTTTGAGCATTATAGAACTCAGTCCATTGTGCTTCCCACTGTGAAACAAGATCTTCAATATCAATCGTATCCAGAATACCGGTGATGAAAGGACACGAACCGGTACCTACGAGATTGGTGATATTGGACTGCGTAATCTCTGTAACGCCCGCTTTAACATAAATATTGCAAAGCGGATATTGATTGTGGTCTGTGGACCTAATCAGAGTAGGCGCAACAGGATTAGAAGCAGGTGTGCCTTTAATAGCGATGATAGAGTTAGCACGCACACTATCTCGATGGTCGACATCCAAAACAATGGTGTCGATACGATTAAGAATTAACTCGGAAGCCTCAAGTTTTACAGGAAGTTCAGAGTCATTCAAAGTCCATGTGTGATCGAACCATGCTCTACCTTCGCCAACATTAACAGTCATGCCAGATGACGCTTTGACGACCAATGCGGTACCAATAGACATAAAGATACCGTCCTTGATAATGCCATCAAAGATACTGGACATCTGAAGAGCGTTGTAACGACGATCATGGTTCACTGAATTATAAAACCCGAATGTTACACTCATTCCATTACTCTCCTTCCTAAGTTATTGTTGCGAATGTCGGGTATACAGAAGTACCTTCTTCGTTTTCAGACATAACAATCTCAAGAATTCTGGCTTTCGTTTCATGACCATACTCATTGGTGATCTGAACGACATCGCCATTGAAGAAGTCTTCTCCGTATTTGAACATGATGGTCGTTTCCACTTGTCCTTCAAAAGATGTTACGTCAGTATTCTCGGATAGTTTCTCTCTGCCACGCTGCTGCAACTGTGCAGTATACTCAGCGTCCGTAAGAACTACGCCATCGCCTGCGTCAGAGGAAATATCACGAGCATCTGTAAAGATTTCTCGTCTGTTTAAGCCGCTACCACCGCCTACAGTAGTGTACTTTCGTGCGGAACCCTCACCCTCACCGCCTATCAGCGTTATCGTTTTCAAAGCGGATTTGGATTCAATGTAGTTGCTGTTGATGATGTTCTCAAACTTTGGAGAGAACACTACAAACGGATTGGAGGTCTGATCGTAAGAACGATTTACTCCGGCATAAAGCTCAAAGACGAATTGTTTGCTATCATTGAGGGTTACTTTGAAGCCGATATCATGTTCTGCGCATATCTTTTCGATAACAGTAAGCAGATTATCACCGGTATACTGAGCATCGATTGTCAAGCTCGTAATAGCCGGGTCTGTCGACTCCTTAAATATGAAATTACTGATCTTTCGATTCGAATCAGATGGGGAGATAATACAAGAATTCAACAGAGTTTTAATCCCATTTTGAAGATTTCCTCTGATTACTTGCTGACCCCACACAATTCGTCTGTCAAGTATGGATTCCAAAGATCTACCAGTTACGGTAATATGGTTTCCGTCCTCGACATCGGAATCGATTCTAATCTTTTCAATAATCATCACATGTTCGGAATCTCTATTCCAAATGTAATAATCTTGCCTAATATACTGAAGAACGCTCAGCATCATAGACATATACAGCTCAAAGTCTCCGGGCTGACGATAACGATCAGTCCAGATAAATGATTCGTAAGTATCCACAACGGAGATAGCATCCAAATCGGTATTAAGTACCAATAGATCCATAGATTATACCCCCTCGTAGATTACTCGATTTTCGATACGGAACTGAAGATTACTATTACCAGTCTCAGCAGTATAAACGAACACATTATCGCCTTTAACCAACTGGAACCAGTCGGCATTTTTATCAAGGCAGTTCAGGATGTTCGTCGTAATACCACCACGAAGCAGAGTGATAGACTTATCGCCCTTAGTCGTTTTAATGGTAATTTCATCGCCTGCTACAATACCTTCGCCAGTCAACGCAGCCAGCTTATCAGTGTCGATTCGCATGACTTCTCGTGTTCCGGCATTGTAGATTGTTACATTACTTGCATCGCCAATGGCATAAATGATGATTGTAACACCAATTTCCGCATCACCGTTATAGGTTATAACCTGCTCAGCAGAGTTCTGGATTTCACCCATTTCGAGCAGATCGGTTACAAGAGATTCGTTTCCGAATGGAAATTCAAACAATGGTTCAATACCACTGAAGACGGTGATGTTGGATTCTCCAGCAGAATAAAAGTAAGGATAAGGACAGATAATTGAAATCTGACATCCTTCCTGATTGCTAAAGATTGCCGGTTCGTTATGCTCGACATAACCGTCGATTTCCGAAACTCGATTATCTGTCTTAATCAGTAGTTTTACTTTCTTTTTTACTGGAAAGTATTTATACGATTTGTGACGAATGTCCTCGATTGTTTCGGTAGCCGTTTCTAAGAACACCAAATCCAATACAGGATTTCGAATGTTCAATCGAGCAGAGTTGAACACACCACCGTCGTTAGTGGATACTTCTACAGTGTTTACATTTCCCTTCGCCGGTCCAAGTCCATCAACAGACTTGACGATGAAGCCCGATTGCTCAGGCCTCGTCAGTTCAAGTGTGATGCTATCGCCTAAATAGTTGGTAACCGTGATTGAATGAATCATGCGTTCACCATCCTTTCCATTGCCGAGAACTGATTCTTCGTCTGACGATAAATCTCAACTCTCGACAAAGCCTTAGGCGAATAGTTGTTCTGTGTAAACGAATAAGTATTACCAGCAACAGGTGTAGTAGAATCTCCATTTTGAATTGTTCCGGTAGCTTCACTGTTCATTGACGTAGCAATCTTTGCAGCCTGAGTTCTGCTAAGAATAGCAGTAAGCTGTCTTGCCTTGGACTGAACATCCGACAGATCAAGAAGCGGTCTAATCGTCGGTTCAGTGTCGATGTCACTGTCAATAAACTCTCCAATCTTAGCGACAGCCTTAGCAAGTCCTTCCTTTGCAGAAGCTGCAATGTTGGAACCTGCTTCGTAGGACTTATCAGCATAATCAATCAGAGAGTTGATGAAGCCCATACCGAAGAATCCACCGATACTATAACCAACCTTAGAAGGTGAGTTAATGTCCAGTTCTTCTTCAGCAGCATCAGCCGCTGCCGCAGCCATAGCCGCAGCTTTAGCTTCAGCTCGCCAGGTATTTTCATCGATACCATTCGCAAAGCCTTTAACCAGATATTCACCCGCATCATAGAAATCATCGTAATAGTCTTTAACGGACGAAATTGCGTCGCTAAGACTGTTCGTAAAGGTCTCCTTGATAGATGCGTCTTTGGATTTCACACCTGCGATAAACTTGGTAATGCACAACTCACCGACGTCCTCAAACTCCGACGCCTTGTTCTTGATTGCCGTCAAGCAGCCAGAGACAATAGTTGTAAATGCACTCTTAGTCGCAGAATCCTTACTCTTTACACCAGAGATGAAATTCGTCATCAGAGTCTGACCTGTAGAGTTGAACTCCGACGCCTTGTTCTTGATTGCTGTCAGGCAGCCAGAGACAATAGTTGTAAAGGTAGTATTTACGTTACCACTCTGAGCACTTGCGGCACTGGCAAAGTTCGTAACCATAGTTGTAGCCGCAGATGTTACTCTGGAATTAGCATTCGTAAACGCGTTGATAAATCCGTCGATACCAGAGTTACCCAGTTTCGTCAAACTACTTGCGAAATTGGACATTCCGCTTGTATCAACGCTCTTAATACCTGTAGCCAGATCCACAAGATTGCGGAATTCGGCAACTACACTATTCAACTTACCTGTGTCAACGCCACTGATGCTGTTGTAGTAATTCGCAAAGGATTGACCAAAAGATACAAGTTGTTCACCGAAACTTGCAATATCGTTATCGCCAGTAAACCAGCTCACGACACCGCCAGTATTCGGCAAGTTGTTAGAAAGTTCAACCAATGCCTTAGCAGCATTAGCCGAGTTGGTTACAACCTGTGCATCAAGTCCCGTCACAGCCAAAGAATAGTTCTTCATAGCTCTACCGAACGGTACAAGTTGTTCACCAAAGGTAGTGAGGTCATTATCTCCCGTAAACCAGCTAACTGCACCACCTGTATTAGGTACAGTATTTGCCAATTCTATCAGAGCCTGACCTGCTGTTACGCTATTTTGAATGACATCGGCTTTAATTCCAGATACGGCATTACCGTACTCTTTCATTGCCCGACCAAACGGTATGAGCTGCTCACCAAACGCATCCATATCATTCTCACCAGCAAAGAAACCGACAACGCCACCGCTGTTAGGCACAGTTGTTGCCATTTCAGCAAGTGCTTTACCGGCTGTAGCTGCTTCAGTAATGACCTTAGAATTCAATCCGGCTACTTCGTCACCGAAGCTCTTCATTGCCTGACCGAAAGGAATGAGTTGTTCGCCAAAGGCGTTCATATCATTCTCACCTGTAAACCAACCGACTACGCCGCCAGAATTAGGAAGTGTAGCAGCCATTTCAGCAAGTGTCTTACCAGCAACAGCAGCATTTGCAATGGTTTCACCATCAATACCAGCAATCTCAAGAGAGAACTGTTTCATAGCTTTACCGAACGGTACCAGATCTTCAGCAAATCCGGTAAGAGAAGAACCGCCAGTCAGCCAAGAAGTAATACCATCGAGAATATTAGCTGCGGTTAGAACGAGGATAGTTTCAGCAAGAGCCTTAACGCCATCCATCATAGAAGGATCAATAGCCGACGCACCTTGTACGAACGGCTGAATATTGGTCATAAAGCCTGACAAATCGGTTGCAATCTGCGGGAACTGACTGGACACACCACTTGCAAATCCACCAACAATACCGCCAATGAATTTACCAATAGCTGCGCCAATGTTCTGGAGCAAATCGCCACCTTCATTGATAAGCCATTCAAGACCAGGAATCTGAGCCAATGCACCGACTGCTGCCAGCACAAGAGCAAGCTCAGCAATTACAACACCCATACCGAGAACGCCAGCCATAGCACCGGGAACCAGTGCAGCAATAGCGGACAAAGCCACCATAAGTGCTGATAACAGACCAACGCCGACTATGCCCTGAAGCAGAGTTTCGGTGTCAATACCCTTAAGAGCATCAACAATTCCAGCAAAGAAGGACATAAATACGTCAACAGCAGCCTGAATAAGACCGGGCAGGTTACGAGCGATTCCTTCCAGAACACCAATAAGGAACTGGAAAATAGAATCTACGATAGAAGGTGTATATTTAACCAAAGCTTCAAGAACACCAGCAATAAGCTTAAGTGCGCCATCAGCAATGGCAGGAACGCACTCTACGAGTACATCCACCAAAGTAAGTACCACTGCCTTGATAGCTTCGCCAATCGCAGGAGCACTGTCAGCAATAACTTTACAGAACTCTACAATCGCTTCACCAATCTTAGCAACAATGGCAGGAATAAGTTCAGCAATACCCGTGATGATTACCGTCAGAGATGCCACAATAGCGGTAGCTCCAGCAGTTCCAGCGGCAGCCAATGCAGTCACACCAACCGCCAAAGCGGATAGACCTGCACCAGCCAGAGCCAAACCTGCTCCGATACCAACGACGGATACACCGATAAGTGCAAATGCACCACTTAAGCCGAGAATAGTAGGAACCAGAGGGGTAAGAACCAGACCGGCAACGCCAATTACCGTAAATGCACCAGCAAGAGCAACAAGCCCTTTGGCAATCGCTGTCCAACTCATAGCGCCCAGAATACTAAGCACAGGAGTCATGACAAGCAATGCACTGGCAGCGACCAACATAGCCGCAGATCCGGCAAGTGTTCCAGTCATAGCATTCAAGCCAATAGCCAGAATAGCCATTGCACCACCAAGAGTAACTAAACCCTTAGCAATTTCCTCCCAAGTCATACCACTCATTTTATTGAGAGCATCAGCCATAACCACCAAAGCGGCAGCTACAGCAATAAGACCTGTTCCGATTCCAACCATATTTTTAGGCATGAAATTAACAGCCACAGTAACCGCAGTAAGTGCACCGGCCATAGCAACCAGTCCCTTAGCGATTTCTTCCCAAGACATCGAACCGAAATCTTGTACCGCAGAAGCAAATATCTTCATAGAAGCGGCTATAGCAATCAAAGCCACACCAGTAGACATTACATGTTTGGCATTTCCAGTCAGATTTGTGAAGAGCGTAATCTCAGCCAGTAATGCACCAACCGAAACCAGTCCCTTTGCAATCTCTTCCCATTCCATGCCGCCGAAATCTTCACAGGCAGAAGCCAATACTTTAATAGCGGCTGCCAATATCACGATTCCGGTTGCAGTAGTAATGGATTTACCACTGAATTTTGCAGTGTTCATAAACAGAGAAACCTCTGCAAGCAGAACACCAACACCGACTAATCCCTTAGCCAGTTCTTCCCAACTAAGTGCTGAGAGATCTTCGCAAACAGATGCAAGCACCTTAATAGCGGCCGCAAATATAACCATCTGCGTAGCGCCCTTTACAATAGTGCCACTACCACTGCTCATTACTTTTGCTGCTGCAACCATTACGGTAGTCAAACCAGCAACACCAATAACGCCTGTAGTAAGTTGTTTTGCATCCAAATCGCCAATCTTCTTCAAAGCACTAGCGAGAATAAGAACAGATGTTGCAATGCCGAGCATCGCCGTTACACTCTTAGTAACACCACTTGCTTGACCACTAATCTTATTAAAGACAGCCATAGAAACCATCAGATCAGCGAATAGCACAGTAATACCGCCAAGAGCTCCGTTCAGTTTTTCGCTATCAATCAATGAAAGGGCAACCAGAGATGCCGAAAGAATAGCGATAGCAGATGCAATCTTCAGTAATGTGCCCGCCTGCAACTGAGACTGATAAGCCTCAAAGCAACCTCTGACACTATCAAGAATTCCAATAAAGGATTCCTTAATACTTCCGATTTCATCAATAGCTTGACGGAATCCACCAACAAATTTTGTGATACCAACCGCAATGGCACCGAAAGAAATGCCATTAAGCAAGTCAATAATTCCACTAAAGTTAGCTTCTCCCAAACTCGAAGTGATCGCTCCACCAATACTGCCGAGGGCGTTAACAATGCTTGAAGCGATTGTTTTTACTGCATTCCAGATAGTCTGGAGAATCTGCACGAACTCGCAATTAGCAAGAGCTTCACCCATAATTTCAAAAGCAACAATTACGCCACTCTTCATGCTTCCTGCTGCTTCACCGACCTGAGCCATTCGAGTCTGTACACGCTCAAGAAGATTGTGGAACAATTCGAAGCCAGGAATCTTAAAGTTTTGGGCTACAGAAGTAACGAATTCCTTAATAGCAGTAGCTGCTGCTTTAATGAAGTTTACGATACCACCAAGAACCTTGTTAAATACATCGGTAGTCTCAATCGTTTCGTTGAGCTTAACCAACCATTCGCCAAAGGAACCTGTAATACTAAGTAATCCACCACCGAGATCACCGACTCCACCTAAAAGAGAGCCGATAGCTTTTACAACCGCCAAGAATGCATTGCCGATAATATCAACAACAGCAAACAATCCCTTGAAAGTATTCTTGAGATTATTAGAGGCAGTTTCGCTCAATGTGAATCGTTCAGTCAGCTTTCGCAAACCTTCAGTAATGTTGTAAAGTTGCTCTGCCGTCATCGGAGGGAATATTTCACTAAACGCCTCCTTGATCGGCGAAAGTACACTCATCAAACCCTTAGCTGCATTCCACAATGCCTGAATAAGATTTTCTCTACCCGACGGACGAAGCATTTTATCTGCAAATTCATCCATCGAAATAGAACCATCTCTCAAACCGGAAGCAAGTGTTTCGATTTGTGTAACCATTTCAGAAGTATATCCAGCAGCTTTTCTCTCTTCTTCAGTCATTCCAGACATTTTGCCCTGAAGATTGAATACTGCATCGGATAATGTTTCGGAAGATATAACACCTTCCTCTAAACCTTTCTTGAGAGCATCACTAAAGCTGTCAGAATCGGCTACCATCTGGTCGAAAGCATCGCCATTAACTCTGGCTACTTCCTGGATAGCCTCGATATATCCAGCTTCATCGGCAATACCAGCATTCAAAAGCTGTTTCCAACCGGAACTCATAGCCCCGCTTAACAGCTCATTTCTGGCTTCTGCCGATTTAGACAGCACATCGCCAACCACATTAGAAACTTCGGTCAGCACTTCTTTTGCCTCTTCGAAGTCACCAATAAGAATCTCCCAAGTTTGAGTCCAGCCGGACTGAACCGTTTCTTTCAGTGTGTCAAACAACTGAGTGAAAGTCTTAACCTTAGTTGCGGCATCCTCAGCAGTCTTAGCCATATCCATAATGGATCTAGCCTGCTCTTCTGTGAATCCCTGCTGAATAAGGTCCGCTTCGCTATAAGCTCCGGCAAATTGCTTAAGAGTTTCTGTCAAGACTTCAGTAGTCAACCATTCACCCTTAGTAAGCGATTCTCTGAAGGAACCGTAAGAATCAATGGCAGCCTGAGCACCAGTACCAAGAAGCTCTGAAGTTCTAATCAAAGCATCTTGGAATACCTTACCACCCATACCGGCATTAACTACTGAGTTCCAGTCCATAAGAGAAACTTTACCTGCGGCGAGAGCCTGAGAAAGCTGATACATAGCTGTACTTGCCTGCTGTGAGGTAGAACCAGACACAGCCGCAAGGTTTGCAATACCCTTAATCGAATCCACTGAAGTTTGCAGATCAACACCAGCAGCCGTAAAGGTACCGATGTTTCGTGTCATTTCAGTGAAGTTATAAATGGTTTTATCCGCATATGTATTCAGCTCGTCCAACGCACGATTAACTTGCTGAAGGTTTGTTCCCTCATGAGAGGTATTAGCCAGAATTGTTTGAACAGCACCAATCTGGGTTTCATACTCTGCAAAACCAGTCTTGATCGGGTCGATAGTAAACGACGCAATCATCTGTTTGCCAGTATTGACAATGGAATTAGTGATGTTTGAAAGTGCGGTTACAGCCATGACTTCCAAAGTAGAGAACTTCAAACGCACTGATTCAACAGCATTGCCAAGTCCACTCATGTTGACTTTCTTAGCAGCATTATCAATCTGTTCAAAGCCTTTAGTAGCTCCGTTCATATTCAAACTGCTTTTAAGCTTGTCGAGTGTATTTAAGCTCGCTTGAACATTGCTTTCAAACTGCTTATTATCAAATCGCATTTCTACGACTCTTTGATCGATTGTTGTGCTCATAGCTTAGTAACCTCCTTCCACGCTTGATTTGCAATTTTGTCAAAAATAGGCTGGATAGCAGGATTGATGTAGTCTCGCCCCTGTACCCAGCCGCCGTTACGAGTTCCATGACCATATTGCAGGATGATCGCAATGGGAACTCCATTTTGAATATTTGAGTTGTAGAATGTTATTGTTGCCGAACCATCTTTGATTACAATCTCGTAATACCATGAATTGGCAGTCTGACCAGTATCGACAGGAGTTGCAGACGCAAGGGCGGCGACACCTTCTCGGCCGTACTTGTCAAGATCTGCAAGCCGAACGGCCTTTTTAGCGCCTTCCATAAACTTTATTGTCTTGGAGAAGTCGCCCTTATGTCTGAATGTAACCATGTCTTACCCTCCCATCATTTCTTCTTAAGATAGGTGGAAGAACAGAAACCAACAAGACCACTGGAAGTCTTAACATACAGCCATCTGACGCCATTAGACGCCACACTATAATAGCCGTAGTTCTTAACCACTGTGCCACCGGGAAGAACTCCAAGAGAAGTCTTCTTGGTGTTGGCACCAGAACGAATATGAAGACCAACGGAAGCAGTGACTTCATAACTGCCAGCGATAGACTTATCGTATTTCTGTGCATAATCCACTTTGGTAGAAGTTGAAGGCGTCGGTTTCACAGCCTCCGTCGAAACTGTGTCAGTAGAAGCATACTTGTCGTAATACTTCTGACCATAAGAGGTTCTTTTTACCTTAACCGACTCACTCTGGTTAGCAGGTCTTTCAAACTTAGTGAGAACTGCATCCGAAGCAGTACGAATATTCTTTGCATTCTTCAGAGTAGTCAGTACAGATTTGTAAGACTCGCTCAACTCCTTATACAAGAACTCAAGCTGGGTAGTAAGATCGCCAATGGATTTCTTCTTACCCTGCGCATACTCAAGCAGATTCTGCTTACGAGACCAATAAGTCCACTGTGCCAGACCATAACCAGCAGAGTCACGGACGAAATTGGTATAGCTACCGTTATCAACAGCGGAAGTATAGCTTGCATCGGTATAACCGAGCTTCTTTTCGTAAGAGTTCTGAAGATTGGTAGGCTGAAGAGCAGATTCGGCATACAGATTACCCATCAAGCCAGCAACGCCATAAGGATTACCGATCTTGTCCATCAGGAAATCCCAAATAGTCTTTTCCACAGTTGCGGTGCTGACAGTAGGAGTAGTTGTGGACTTCACATCATATTCGATATACGGCAACTTACCGTGTTTAGTCCAGTTACGGGTATTGTAGCCAGACTTAGTGCAGTTGCAGGCTGTGATTTGAACACAGTTTTTCCACTTCGGAGTACATTCCACAGCTAAACCGTTACCTATATAAACGCCAATGTGCCCTGACATCCAAACTGCTTCACCAACTTCAATGTTAGAGAAATCAGTAGAAATATCAGAGCACACTTTAATCATCTGATCGGCGCCAATATCAGGAACACCGTTGCAAGCATATCCCGAACCACCGTATCGTTTTTCTGCGTTACCGTTCCAACCCCACAACACACCTTTGATAAGACATACACAGTCAAAGCCAAATACAGCAGGATTCTGGTCTGCCGCTGCTTTAATCATAGCGACACGACTTGCTTTTTTGTTATACTTGTCATTGGTGGTGTATCTGGTGATGTTGTCATACGGGGTTGTAATCATCGGGGCACCAAAACACCCCATAACATACAGCGTTTTGTAGTTCTTTGCGACATCTTCCAATTTCTTAATGAATTCGGAAGCTTTCATTACAGCACTCATATTAAAATGCTCCTTTCTCAGATTTCGCTTTCAACTGAGCCATTTACATAAGCACTAACTGCGGTATTAGTCTGCAAGAGCTTGTTCATATCGCCAAGAGCTTCATCAACCAATTCACTGAACTTGTCAAATGAAATGACTTTAGCCAGCCATGTAAATTTGCTTACGAACATATCGTAAACTTGACGAAGCTTGAGCTGACCGGTACCACCGCCAAGTTCCTTCTCAGCAATGGTAGTAGCATAAACAAGCCATTCACGAATTTTCTTAATCTGCTCTTCTTTAGAGCTTTTGAAAAATCGAATAACAAACACAATACCTACTGCGATAACAGCTATGGCAAGAACGATAAACGCCCAGTTTTCACTAATGAATTCCATGTTGTTTCCTCCTTTCATCCAACTGGTCCATCGGATTCTGTTTCGTCTGTACTTTCGGTTTCAGCTTGGTCAGCTTTATGTTGCTGCCAAATCTTCACACCGTTTTCAAGACCGGCTTTTACCAAATACATGAACACACAGTTTTCAACAAGATTGCCTGTTGTTGTGATTAACTCACCCAAATAGGTGAAATCTTGAAATATGACCATGACAGACATCGAATAGAGTTGCACGATCATGTAAAAAAAGAAGCAGATCATAACCGCCTTTTTGCTAAATTCCCATACCCACAACAGAGAATGAGAATTTTTCTGCACTTCACTTCGTAAGCGCTGCTCTTCTTGTTTCCAATAGAGCTTAATATTAAGGCGACTTAATCGCTTCTCATAGAATTTGTTATACCATTCGGTTAATTTGTTCATTGATATCAACCTTTCGAATTAAAACGACGCTTATTAGCGGCATTCAACGCTGCATTACGCTGAAAGATTTCACGCTTACTTCTCTTTTTCGGAGGAGAATTCTTAACATTACATACTCGAATAAGTGTCAGAAGGCGATTCAAATGCCATTTCTGAAACTCAACGGGTATGTTATAAGCGATCATCCAATAATAAATAAGCTCCGAAGTAACCGTGTCCTTGTTTCCTTTCTGAGTTTTATCCTCATAGAAACGAGTTGCAGTCATCGGAGCTTCAATATAAGCATTTATTGCAGCATAATTTTCGGCTGATAGTCTTGAATATACTTCTGGGTCCACATGTTGGGTTATTGTCATACATCTGACATAGTCAAGAATTTCTTCATCAGTCTTTTCTTGCTTGCCTAAAAAGGCTTTATTCCACTTGCTTTCCCATTTTGAAAGAGAGACCAAAGAATGCTCCAACTGCAAAACCTGTTCTTTCTTGTAGATGAACTCTTCGTTGATCTCGTCGAAATACTCAGCAGCCGGTACGATGATTTTAAGCATTCTTTAGTCCTCCGAGTTTTCGATATTAGTTAGTTGCCACGGGAGCTACAGCAGGTGCAGCAGCATTACCCTTAGAACGCATAACTGCATTCACGAAATCGGCAGCATACTTGTCGTTAGTGACAAGCTTCTCGAACAGCACCTCATAAGCAGGAGTCTCCATAAAGGAGCGAGAAATCTCCTCGGACTTCATGAAGCGTCTGCCATCTTCGCTCTTCTCACCATAAGACTTGGTAATGAAGTTCTCGAAGAATTCCATGATCTTTGCGCCATTGAGATCAGCAGCAATGCTTCTGAGCTGGACATCATAGCCGCCCTTAGCACTTGCCTGCATCTTCACGATTTCGGGCTTGGACAGGTCGAAGTAAAAATCTTCGGTTCTCTGAACACCGTTCAGGTCGTTGTAAGTGATAGTTTCCTTATGCATAATTAGTTTCTCCTTTCAGAATTAAAAAAGTAGGAGCCGCCAGCTTACCTGAATACGGCCCCATTGAATTTAGTTTGTTAAGTCTTAGCCAGCAGCGACTGCGTTGAACATAGTGATGATCTCATCAGGCAGAGGCAGACGAGGTGCAACAGCATCATTTGCGTCAGTAGAAGTAGCATCCTTACCATACAGGATTTCCTCAAGCTGAGCCATGAATTCGGCACTGAACTTGTTGGACTCGAAAGTCAGAGTAGCAGTAGGCTTCAGCTTCTTACCATTGATAAGAGTATCAATAGCCACAGGAGTAGTGCTGACCTCCCAAGACATAGTGGAAGGCTCAACAGAATCGCCGATGGTATCGTGACCCTTTTCGGAAGGAGCAGCCAGACAGCCATATACCAGATGCAGCTTATAGCCGTAATCGTTCAGCTCAGTATCATTACCCATGAGAGTACGATAAGCGAAGCCGAAAGTCTTACGAGACTGCTGACCGGCAAACATACCAGGCATAATCTCAACAGAGCCATCGCACTCAGCGAACTCAGGGGGATACATAAATGCTTCGATAGTACAGCCGAACTCTTCGTTACTGATAATGTTGGCATACTTGATGTTATCAGCGTAGATAGGAGATGCTTCCGCACCAGAAGGACTCTCGGTAACATTAGTCAGACCATTCCATGCGACACCGTTACCGTAGGTGCCATCAGTCTGCATAGGGTAGAGAACGCCATGGTCGCAACCGACTTCGTACAGACGCTCACCAATTTTATCCCAAACAATTTTGGACATAATATTTTCCTCCTTATGAATTAGAAATAGAGCAAGAAACGCCAATTATTAAGGTTCTCGCTTGTATAGTGTCGATCGAATTGACATGTAGGCAGTTGCGCTATCATGTCAACGAAAGAGCTATCAGGATTCTTATCAATCAAATTCACCCAATATCTCTTATACGATAAATATACCCTGTCATCAGCGTGCGTGTTCTCGATATCATCAAGACCGTAAACGATGGCAGGGTAATTCATCTTAACTGACTCAGGAGGTTGAAAATACACATTTCGACTCCTCAGAAGGTCTTCCAACAGGGTCTGTAGATCTAATCTATTCGCCATTGTATACACCTCCAATAGTCAGTCTTAGTCTAGGGTACTGAACTTCAACGCTCGAAATCTTCCATTTAGCACCCATAAACCCAACGTACTTCATCAAGTGAAAATTCTCACTGGCGAACGGATCGGCTAAGATGCTAATCTCATTCGCAACATTGATGTTGTCGTTGAGTTGATCTGCGGACTGAAGCTTCCTCGTGTTGCGGACCAGCTCACCGTAGTACATACGCTCGGTAATCTTTTCCTCCCAAACACCCGGAGCTGTTTCCTCAGTCACAGCATAGCCGATTGGTCCGTAAAATTTCGCCATTTTGAATTTCCTCCAAGATTACTTAGGCAGTGGTAGTAGCAGACTCCAGTTCCTCGATAACGATCGCAGACTTGATACGAGTAAGCTGACCAGACTTACGAGTCTCCAGCAGAGACTGAAGCTGATTGAACTTGATATCGAAGTCAGTGAAGTGAGTGATGTCGCCACCCTTAGAAGCACCATAGCCATAGTCAGCCATGTTCACGCAAATAGCGTGCAGCTTATGCTTATTGCCGTCAGCATCAGTACGAACCTTACCCTCGAACTGAGTAACCTCGTAGATGTTAGCAACACCCAGAGCCGCAGCCAGTTCAGTATCAGTCTCGTAAATGCGACGACCGTTACGATCACGAGCCAGAATCATAGTGTTGTGCATATCGGTAGTGATGAACAGGTCAGGCTTGCCAGTACCACGGAAGTCCTTACGAGCCTTACGCAGAGCAGTCACCATAGCCTCAGCGTAGATGAAGCTCTCACCGAAATACTGCTCAGTGTTGGAACCCTGAAGCTCCTTAGCCATAGCAGCAAAGTCCACATCCTTATGGATAGTGTACAGTTCATCATCAGTCCAGATAGGACGGATCTTATCAGGGAAGATCTTCTCAGGATCACTGTCGAGACGATCGTCACCCAGCATAGTAGCAACAGCCAGAGTCTCCTTCAGAGAAATCTGGTCGATGCCATACTGGAACTGAACATAATCGAAATCTTCGATGTCAGTCACATCGTCACGATGCAGCTCAGAAGTAACATACACAGTCTGAGGATCGGTAGTACGTCTTACCAGAGCATAGTTACCAGTGAGTTTCTTCTGGTTACCCTTCTGATAACCCTTAGCCTGAAGAGCATCAATGTTACGGATATCGACATGGGAAGTGCGAACACGACCATGAGGAATCTTCTGAGTCTTAGCCATAATAGCATTAACCCAGTCCATGTTGTTAGTAATCAGCTCAGGAGTGCGACCAGGATGAGCCTCAACATACTCAGGGAACATGGTGGATACATTACCTTCGCCAGTCTGAACGAAACCGCTGATGTCAGCGTGCTTGAGTTCGTTCTCCTCAGCATAGATTTTCATAGCGGTCTGGAGAGAGCCAACGTTGGGAGACTTAGCCAACTTCAGAATCTCACCCTGAGCCGCGTGGGACAGAACATTCTTCTTGTCCTGCTTGTCGTTGTCAAAGACATTATGTTTCATAATTGTTTCCTCCTTATTGGATTCAGATTTCTTTTCGGGATCTTCAGAGTCCTCGTCAGACTCTCCTTCGGATTTACCTTCCAGTGCCTTTGTCACCATGTAATACATAGCATTCTGCTGCTTGTCCGTCATAGTGTTGATAATGTCAGCGATAGTCTCATCGTCGCCATCCTTCTTATCTTCAGACTTACTTTCGGGTTCATCCTTTTTGTCAGCATCTTTCTTCTTGTCATCGTCGGAATCAGTATCCGCATGAGACAGAACCAGAGGCAGACCAGTATAGATGATTGCTTCCTCGTCAGAATTCTCACCATGGGCGAGCATAGAGTCGATGAAAGCACCGGGATTAGCGCCTTTATGCACCAGACTTACTTCACAAATGCATCCGTGAATAACATCGGAACCATTCTGTCTAAGCTGATTTGCATAAATAGACAGCGCTTTAATGTCGCCGTGCTTAACCAATGCCTTACCAATTTCACCGGATTCAGTGTCATTGAAGAAGCCATAGGTATACACGCCTTCCTCACGATTCTCAAGCCAAGCGTGGCCAAGAACATTGCGAGGATCGTTGTGCTGGTGATTCCAAACCAGCGGAACCTGAATTCCATCATTTTCCTTAAACGCATTATGGCGAATTACTCTACCATCAGAGCATTTAAGGTCATTTCTGGTAGCCCAGCCGCTGAAATCACAAGCTTCAACCTGGAATGCTTTTTCCATTTTGAATTTCCTCCTTGTTTCAAGATTTTTTAGAGACCCTTTCACTCAAATGAAATTTACTTCGGTGGGTCCTCCGTCTCTTCCGTGACAGTTGGAACTTCCGAAGTTGATTCGCTCGGCGCACTCAGGTTCTTATTCCTGAGTTCATCAGCCCTCGGATCATCCGAAGGTTTCATGCCGACAACCTGCCTGATTTCATTCGAAGTCATGATTTCATTTCGAGTGAATTTATCAGCAATTTCAGCGATGTCGTTCACCGGTACAAGTTTGAACGGGTCTCTAAAGAACGAAATCGACTGGAGTTGTGATCTGGCAGTTTTGGTCAGAAACTTTCGTTTCATTTCATCAACAATAGCGGAAATAATAGGCTCGATAGTTCGGTTGTTGTAGTTCAGCATAGTCTTCTCATCCGCCGTACCATCCAAAATGCTCTGAGTGATTCCCAACTGGCTGTATAGCATACTCGTTAAGTATTCAATCTGGGACATCAGGTTGTTATTGACAGAACGATTCAACTGTGTAATTCTTTCAGTTCCATCGGTATAAGCAATACCATATTTGGAACCAGCCAACTGACCTTCAATATCTTTACGCCTGTTTTCGGCTTGTTGACGCCTTGCTTCCGTCTTGATGACATATGGCAACTGGATAATCAAATCGAGTTTTCCAGAACCACTTTGTTCATCAATGACGTCGAGTAGGTTAAGTTTACGAATGAGCCTTTGCATAGTAGAGTTAGGCTCATTGATAACGGCGTACAGAGGATTTTCAATAATCGCAACTGTACTCTTTGGCACCACAATGTCTTCTTTCTTGCCGCTAAGTTCGTTGTAAACACGGACACGAACATGCATCGGATACCAATCTAAAATCTGACCGACTCTCATCGATTGGATATCGTAAGAACCGGTGATGTTGGGATTTGTCGTAGTATCAACAGGAACAATAGCAACACTGCCTTCATCAAACATAGAAATAACTACATCCTGAATAAAGGCGCGAGCTGTCTGATCGATATTCGCCTCGACAGTAAGACAATTATTCAAACCGTCTTGGATAACGGAAATGAAGCGCTCATTTTCATCCAGTCTAATATGCTGAATTTTCAGAGCAGCCACATCGAGGGCTATACGGTTGTAAACCGAGGTGACGATCGACCTTTCATTGCCTCTTGATAAACGAGGTCTATCTGCACGATAGGCATAACTCATCCCTAAATTTCGATAGTCCATCTGGGTACTACCGTTAAAAGCATTCCAAGCATGTTTCAGCCTGGAACCAAAAGACATTTCCATTGAAATCATCACCTCCTTTACACCATATCAACATTTTTCTTCTTATAAGCGACACGGCCGGATGCCCAAATTCCATTCTTCAGTTGTTCCATATCATAGCCTCTGTCCGCAATAGCCATATGAACACCAACTTCGCCACGCTTAGCAACAAACTGTACTACTCGTCCGGATGGTGCCGTAACATTCTTGACGGACTCATTCATAAGTTCGGCCATTTTGCGGTTATAAGCATTGATAGTAGAAGCACTAAGCTTTCCTTTGGATGTCACAGCATTCGGGTCACTTAATAATTGATCTGCATATCGATCGAGTTCCTTAGAAACATCTTTTCGAGCTTTAGATACGATTTTGTCATGGTTCTTATGAGCCCACTTCGTATCTTTTTGCTCTAAACGCTTCCGACCGGCAGGGGTCAAAGAACCGTCTTTGTTCTGATAACGACGAACACCCCAATGCATTCCTTTAATGCCATGGTGATTGAGTTCATCCATTCGACCACCTCCTTATTCAAAAGCGTCTCGATTGAGTTTGTAAGCAATATAAGCGTCCATCATAGCTGCAACAGCATCAATTTTCTGCTCATATCGCTTCTTGAGTAATTTACGGTTTCCGTTTGTATCTTCAAGGGTAATACAGTTACCCATAGCAAAGGTCATAAGGTCCTCATCAAAGAGCAGCATTCTTTCTTCAGAAAGTTTCTTCAGCTCACCAAGAGGAACCGATTCGGTCTTTGCACCCTGAATAACCTTCTCAATTCCAAACGGTCCGTTTTCCTGTTCCCATCGAGCAACGAATTCTTTGGCATTATAAGGGTCAAAGCCGAGACAACGAACATCATAGCCGCACTCAGTAATGTGATTATCCAGATCTTCATAGACATCCATCATGTCAAGCACAGCGCCCTCTAAAACAATCAAACTGCCCTCGGCCATGAATTGATCGTACTTGATTCTCATAGCGGCAGGCAGCTTCATCAAAGTTGTAGAAGTTATGTAGTTTCGAGTCTTAATACCAAAAGACCCATTGGATAATGGAAATAGGAAAGTAAATGCACAGAAGTCGTCACCCTGCGATAAGTCTGCGCCAAGAGCACAAGGCATCTGCCAATAGTCTCTCTTTCGATGCGGGAGTGTTTCCTCATAAGTAAAGTAATAAGTGTAACCCTCCATAGGTAAACCAAAACGCTTAGCGAGAATATCGTTTCGTGCAGCCGGAGCTTTTTCAGCTCTTTCTACATCCAACTGATAAGTTTCATAACTCACCGTCTTACCAAGGTTAGGATTAGCCTTGACCCACATCTCAGGATTGCCAACTTCATCAATGGAATCCAATTTATACCACCAGATAGACACATGAGGGTTAATGTAATCGCCCTTGAGGATGTCCATCAACTCCATTTTGATTGTGTCACCGCTTCCGTTACGAACAGTACCCTCAGAGCTGATTGCTACAATGATATAGTCATTCACCTTAGAGGCACCCTGCTCGATAGCACCAATAACATCCTCTCGAATGTCACCGGAAAGCCATTCGTCCACTGTAGCAACTTTGATCTGCAAGCCTTGGAGCTTGTTGATGCTCATAGGACGGACTTCTAATAGAGAACCAGTCAAGAAATTCTCGACACCTTTCTTTGTAGAAGCCAGCTTAGTACGATTGGCTTTAGAGCCAGTGGTATTTTGTAACGAGCCCTCTGTCAGAAACTGAAACAGCGGTCCTCGGGATCTTGTAATAGCAGTACGGAGAGGAGACATGACCTCCTCAGCCTGCTTCATGGTCGGTGCGGTCGTAATCTGATGAGTAGTAGAAGTATCAACATTAAGAAAATAGCCCTGAAGTGTGGAAGCATACATAGACTTCGCTGCACCTCGGGCTACAATCAAATACTGTTTATTGATTAACCTCTTCTTAACAGTCTTTCGGACATAATGACCGCCATGACCATCGGGATTAGGTCGATAAACACTTCTCTCAACAAAGTAATACCAACCAAAAATTTGTTCGCCCCACAACTTGAATGTGTCAAGCAAACTAAGGTCTGAACCGTCGGTCAATGTGAGTTCTGCTTCGCAATAAGCGATCCATCCCTCAACTGCTTGATCGTCATAGTACACGCCAGGGTTGGCGATTAGATCGTCAATGCGGTTCATCTCCATTGAGATCTCTTTATTTACCGGAATTTCCCCTCGAAGTACGGCATCACGAAACATGCCGTAGTATTTAGGGACGGCAGTGTTAGATAATGCCATATTGGTTTCTCCTTACTTCTTAATCATCTCGTTAACAATATTCTTGATTTTGCCATAATTGTTGTAGATGGTAAGAGCAGTAGTAGATACCGTAGCAACAGTAGTCGCTACTTTCATAGCATCGGAAACAAACTTCTTACCTTTGCTGGTATCGGAATTTGTTAGCTGACTATACTGCTTTTCCATCTGGAGACGATTCAAATGACTTCGAAGTTCAGCATCGCTCATATCTTTAACACTTTTTCCACTATGAGCTTTGTTGTAGTCATCATGGGCAGACTCATTGGAGCGAGACTGTTCACGCTTTTTACCTGCTGCTGTTCGAGTGCCGTCTTCGTTCTGATAACGGCGAACGCCCCATTTCTGACCTTTGATGCCATGATGTTCAAGTGTGTCATCATGCACAACGCTAATGTTTTCCATTTTGAATTTCCTCCTCTCTTTAGTCTGGGTCAACAGTGACATTGATACGCCACTCAAGTTCTTGGATCTGTCGGTTGATAGATTCAATGACAGCCGAGCTTGAAGAGGTTGTATCAAATACCAACTTGACCTTAAGATAGACATATGTCCTCACCATTTCGAGACGAGGATCATCATACAAGAAATCCGACCATTCTGCTCCTGCATCTTCGATACGGAAACCCTCTTCGGGACCAACACCGAGCTGCGTAAGAACAGAGAAAGCTGAGTTAATGTGCATGATGATGTCTACATCAAAGTGCTCATACTCTTCAGCGATTCCGAGCAGCTTTTTAATTGATGTCAGTATACTTTCCATATCGTTTCCTCCTTACTGTCTTACAGCAACGAATTTCTTCATGCAGAAACCTTCAATGCCGGTAACGGTACAGACTGCATACCAGTCATCAGTAGAAGTAGCAGGATCAATCTTGAGTTCATCAAGACAGGTCACAACAACTACTACTTCGGAATCCTTATCGGGTTCCTTACGAATGTTCAGCTTGAGACAATCGGTGACTACACCAATAATGTCTTCAACTGCTTCTTCAGTTTCTTCGACCCTAGTGTCCTCGGCGATTTCAGTAGAATCATCAAGAACGGGATCTTCATAGTGTTTGTGAGACATGTGAAATACTCCTTTCATAATTTTCGCCAAGGGCAAGTGTCATTGCGACTTCGCTGAATTGGTGCAATAATCAAAAGACTCTCATCGCCATAGTGAATTGCGTTATGGGTGTTGAGCTTTGTACAGATTGCATTCTCAGGATCAAAGACGCAAGGATGTCGATTAAGAATGTCATCATAGGTGATAGGGTTCAAATGATGAATGAGAATAGATCCATAAATCTCAAAACCCGGTACACCGAGATCACATCCATTATCGCGAATAATAATTTCGTCTCTGAAGCTCAGCCATTCATCCGAATGATACAATTCCTGATTAAGCCAACGCTGAAATCCAAAAGTCTCTTTACCAACTACGCCGTCTAATTTAAGATAACGAAAGCGTTCTTCGAAAGTTGGAAGAGTAATCAGTTCTGAATAAGTTCTAATACTCATCCTCTTCACCTCCAGCTCCTGAATATTTACGGAATGCTGTAAGGGCTTTCTCGTAGAGCTCTTTGGCTTCACCGTTGGAATTGATGCTCTTTGTTTTTGCATCCATCAAATCTTTCTGCTTTTCAAGAATCTCTTTTTCAAGTCTCTCCTTAGATGAACCGAGCTTCAGATAATGTGTGATGACTTGAGAAGAAGCAGTTCCGTCTCTGAGCTGCTTTTCAGCACATTGAATTGCCAATGAGATCATAAGATTTTCTTGAGCTTCAAGCGACATTGGTGGTCTCGATGTGCTTTGCGATTCAGAAGAGCGAGAAGCTTTTGCTTTTGGCATACTTACTGCCTCCTCTCTTAAGAAATGGTACAGGTAACAGGACTTGAACCTGCACGAGATTATCTCTCAATAGATTCTGAGTCTATTGCGTCTGCCAATTCCGCCATACCTGCCTATATTTACAGCACTTTCATATAAAGGAGAATTCCTTTTATATGGGTTTCAGTGCAGTATTTGAGAGAACTTACAGAGCTGGCTTCCGGGCATTCACCGAAAGGAGAAAAGAAACATGAAAGGAGGTCCACTTATGGAAGTTGTTCCAACCCTGCAAGCTCGCTCAAATACTGCACCGGGTCATAAAAGGGTAAAGACCATTCCCAAAAATCACCCCCGGGGAAATTTTTAAGACCGGCGCGATGTGGGAGGGGGTGTAGTTTTCGGGAGACCCCCTATACCCTTTTATGGCTTAGTACCATAGTACTGATAGTGTGATAATGTGTAGAAAACTACAAATGAATTAAACATTTACTTTTTTCAAATGATTTTTTCACATAAAAGAAAGTGAGGGAAGAACCGGTTAAAGCTCTTTCCCTCAACAACAAAGCTAAGCAACTCGTTTTACTTTCTTGTAAATGTTCAAGAAGTCATGCTTAATAATTTCGTCGATTGCTCTTTCAATTTCTTCATCGTTTTCTTGGTCAGAGAACTGTTCAGAAGTTTTAGCAATTCGAGCTAAGTAAGCACAAGAATAGTAACCTTTGTCGACATCAAACCTGAACCAATCGGAGAACTGTTCGAATGGATCGAAAGGATTGTCGAATGTGGTTAATGCAACAGAGCCATTCATACTAGGTCACTCCTTTCAATTCAAGTAATCGGACACAGTGCTTGTTGAAATGCCTAGGGCTTCAGCAATCTCAGAGGTACTATAGCCAGAAGCATTCATAGATGCAATCTTATTTTGCTTAGCCTGGCTAAGTGTAGTCGTAGTACGGGGAGTAGCACGCTGTCTAAGACTATCTATGTCCACATTGTCGATGATCTGGGTAAGCTTATTCTCACTGATAGCACCGGCTTGAATAGCTTCCCATTCTCGATCTGTTATTTTGATGGTCTCTCTTTTGGCACCTACGGCGGCACGAGCTTGAGTAAGTGCCTGCTGGGAGGCCTTTTTTATTTCGCCACTAGTCATGCCCGGATTATCCTGTTTCTTTGCCGCTATAATAGCATTGGCCATGGTCTGTGCCTGTCTTTCGCGAGGGGCATTCTTCAGAGCCACATTTAATTTAGCGTTAAGGGAGTCTACTTCTGCCTGATAGGTCTCTTTGGCAGATGCAGAGTACGGGACTTTACCAGTAGACAATATTTCGAGACGGGCTTGATTTCCAAGGGCCTTCATTTTATTGGCATAAGTAGCATATGCTCTTTCGATAGGGGTGTCAGCATCAGACACGAGAGTGAAGGCATCTTTGGTTTCAGCCATTTTTGTAGAAGGTTGGGTACGGGTTTTAACCTTACCTGTTCTCTTATCCACATAGGTTAGATCATCAGCAGTTTTCCAGATGTATTCACCTGTTTCAGGGTCAATCGTAGGACTGCCTTGTCTTTTAGGAACAG